CAAATTCACATGATGATACATTCCAAACTCCTGCAACTGGTACTACAGATTTAGAGTATACGTTGACAGACGGTTTTATTGTAGCTCATGGAACTGATACGTTCAGAGTATTTGTTGATGGCTCTGAGTTAATCAATGATGATACTACTTCACCACCAACTGTGCATTGGACAGCGCTTACAGACAATACGATTGTTTTGGCTGCTAATCCTGCTAACGATGTTGAAATACTTATTCAACACTCTAAAGATGTATATGCTAATCTTGGAGATACTGCGCAAGACTCTGATGGCTTTGGTGTTAACTTTGATGCTTTAGTTAATGAAACAGGTACAAACGAATTATATACATTCGAATTAACTGATGGTGTTGATGCTAATGTATTGACTCTTGGAGAATTACAGCTTGGCTTTGATAAATTTAGTGATGCTGAAACTATCGAAATTTCATTAATCATGAATGGTAATCCAATGGCTGGATCTGATGCAACTGCTATTTCTAATTACATCATCGCGATGGCTGATGCACGTAAAGATTGTGTGGCTTTTGTTTCTCCTCCAATCACTTCTACTGTTAATAATGCTTCTGCCGTTACTAAAGTAATTGAATGGGCCGATTCATTAACACATACCTCATATGCATTTGCTGATTCAACAGCAATATATGTTTATGATAAGTACAATGATAAATATCGTTGGTTAGCTGCTTCAGGTGCTATGGCTGGTTTAGCCGCAAACGCCGATATGGTTGCTGATCCATGGTTCTCTCCTGCTGGCTTTAATCGTGGTAATCTTAGAAATGTTACTAAGATCGCGCTTAATCCTAATCAAGCTGGTAGAGATGATTTGTACAAGCGTTCGGTTAACCCTATCGTATCTTTCCCTGGACAAGGTACAGTGTTATATGGCGATAAGACTTTAGAGTCTAAACCATCTGCATTTGATAGAATCAACGTACGTAGATTATTCATTACTCTTGAAAAGGCTATTTCACAAGCTTCTAAAGCGTCTTTATTCGAATTCAATGATGAATTCACTAGAGCTCAATTTAGAAACATGACTGAACCATTCTTAAGGGATATCAAGGGACGTAGAGGAATTACAGACTTTAAAGTAGTTTGTGATGATACTAATAATACTGGTGACGTAATCGATACTAATCGTTTCGTAGCTGATATTTATATCAAGCCTGCACGTTCTATTAACTTTATTACATTAAACTTCATTGCTACTAGAACTGGTGTTGAATTTAGTGAAATCGCTGGAGGTAATTAATCATGGCTATTTTAGGCGTAGACGATTTTAAAGCAAAACTAATCGGTGGTGGTGCAAGAGCTAATTTATTCAAAGCAACGTTAGGTTTCCCTAGCTTTGTTACGGGTGATGTAGAACTTGCTTCATTCATGGTTAAAGCTACATCATTACCAGGATCAACAATTGCTCCTATCCCTATTGCATTTAGAGGTAGACAATTGCAAGTGGCTGGTGATAGAACATTTGAACCTTGGTCAGTTACAATTATTAATGATACCGACTTCTCTCTTTGGAATTCTTTCGAAGCGTGGATGAATGGTATTAACGAGCATAACAATAATACAGGCATGACTAATCCTAGTGATTACATGGCTGATATGGCTGTAGCTCAACTTGATAAAGATGGATCTGAAATAAAGAATTTTAATATTAGAGGTTGTTTTCCTACTGCGCTTAGCGCGATTGAAGTCGGATATGACAATGCTGATACTATTGAAGAGTTCACTGTTGAATTCCAATTACAATATTGGGAATCAGACCAAACTAGTTAAGTAACATAAGTAACATAAAAGGCCTTCGTTGAGGGCCTTTTTTAAATGCTGTATAAATACAACTAGCAACATTTAAAAAAGAAAATTATGCCAGAAAACAATTATAACTTATTCGGATTCTCCTTTAAAAAGAAGAAGATCGAAGATAAAATTAAAGCAAAATCGTTTACACATGAGAACGAGGATGGTTCATATCTAATATCTCCTACAGGTGGATATTTTGGACAATACCTTGATATCTCAGGTGATCAGTTTGTTAATGACGCAGAGCTCGTATTCAAGTACAGAGGTATAGCATCATATCCTGAGATTGATGCAGCTATTGAAGATATTACAAATGAAGCGATTGTAGTATCGGATGATAATAAAATCGTAACGTTGAATTTAGATAATCTAGATCAGCCGGATAATGTTAAAAAGCTCATGATGGAGGAATTTGAAACGGTTCTTAAAACTCTTGATTTTACCAACAATGCATATGACCTATTCAGACGTTGGTATGTAGATGGTCGATTATTCTATCATGTAATAATTGGTGATAAGGATGGTACCGGTATCCAAGAGCTTAAGCTTATTGATCCTACTAAAATACGCAAGATCAAAGAAGTCGTTAAAGAATTAGATCCAGCAACTAATGTTGAGTTAATCAAAGAAGTTGCTGAGTATTACTTATACCAAGATGATGAACTTGTTAATAACTCGGAAGGATTAAGAATCTCGACTGATGCTATTATTCAAGTTAACTCTGGTTTATTGAACGATAAAAGAGATAAGATTATTGGTTACTTGCATAAAGCATTGAAACCTATGAATCAGCTATCTATGATGGAAGATTCAATTGTCATTTATCGTGTTTCAAGAGCACCAGAGCGTCGTATATTCTATATTGATGTTGGTAACTTACCAAAGGGCAAAGCAGAAGAGTACTTAAATAATACTATGAACAAGTATCGTAATAAGATTGTTTACGATTCTGAGACTGGTGCTATTAAAGATGAAAGAAACCATAAATCTATTATGGAAGACTTCTGGTTACCTCGTCGTGAAGGCGGTAGGGGTACAGAGATTACTACATTACCAGGTGGACAAAACCTAGGTGAAATTGAAGATATTGTGTATTTTCAAAAGAAATTATATAGATCTCTTAATGTACCACTTTCAAGATTAGAACAAGACTCTACATTCAATGTTGGTCGTTCATCTGAAATTACTCGTGATGAGTTGAAGTTCCAGAAGTTTATTAATAGAGTTCGTACTAAGTTTGGTGGTTTATTCATGGAAGTGCTTAAGAGACAATTAATACTTAAAAAGATTATTGTACCTTCTGATTGGAAGACTATTAAACATGAGATTGCTATTGAATTTGAAAGAGATAATTACTACGCTGAACTAAAGGAAAGTGAAATCTTTAAAGAACGTATTGAGAATCTATCTATGATCGATGAATATGTAGGTACTTACTTCTCTCAAGAATATGTTAAGAAGAAGATTCTCCAGTTCACAGATGAAGACATTAAAGCAATGGATAAGCAAATGAAAGGTGAACCAGATCAAGATGTTGATGCTGATTTGTATGCATAAAGTTGCATTTTTATAAATATATTATACAAGAAGGATATAAATAATGGATATTAAAGACTTAATTAATAAAATTGGCAGCGGAGATGCACAAGCATCTAACAACGCGTTTAATGATATTATACATCAGAAAATGAATGCAGCATTAGATGTTGAAAAACAAACGATTGCACAAAGCATGTATGGATCAGAAACACCAGTAGAGGAACCAACACAAGATGTTAACGTTTAAAGAATCATTCAGCACTATTGCTGAAGCTAAGATGAAGTTATCATCTGGTGAAAAGGTTGTAAAAGAATTAGACCGTTTAGGTAAAAAGAAAGATGTTAAAGCGGTAATTACGGGTAAGGCAAATAAGTTTATCTTATACGTAGATGAAACAAAACTAGATACCTTTAAATCAGTTAAAGAAGCTGAGAAAGGTTTACAAGAATTTTTAAAGGTAATGGGTGTATGAATAACACAGAACAAGCATATATTGATATGCGTATTAATACTGTTGAGTTAAACGAGAAGTTTGACGAGAAGAAAGCAGAAAAAACATTAAACGATTTCGCAGCAGTGTATGCCCAAATGAAATTTGTTGGTGTGAATAATACAATTCAAAAAGAAGCAAAACAAGTCTATGATAGAATGGCATCACAGTGGTTTGGTTCATTAGGTATGAAAGACGTTAAGGCACCAAAAGAATTAAAATAATGAAAAAGTTTAACGAATTTATTACTGAACAGAAACTCTTTGAGGAATACCTTGAAGAGAAACTCATTATGCTATCTAATGGTAAGAAGTACGGTCAGATCGTATTCTTAGCAGGTGGTGCTGGTTCTGGTAAGGGATTTGCTGCTAC